CTATAACACCTCCAGGATGGCAAGAGGTGGCTGCATAATGAGTTTGACAGAAACTCATATTTTTAATAAAATGAACGAATAAGGAATTAAAAAATGGCGAATTCAACATCTGCTAACCTAAAACTTACTGTGCAAGCAACCGGTGAAAACTCGGGAACTTGGGGTCAAATTACAAATACAAACTTATTAATTTTAGAACAAGCTATTGGTGGTTTTACAACTTTTAACTTAACCAATGCTAATAGATCTTTAACATTTACCAATGGTGCTTTATCAGATGGTAAAAATGATGTTATTAAATTAACAGGAACTTTAGCTGGAACTAGAACAGTTAGTATTCCAGATTCAATTGAAAAAGTTTATCACGTTCAAAATGCATGTGACCATGCAGGAAATACTTTAACTTTTAAAACATCATCAGGTACAGGTGTTCTTTTATGTGAAGGAAACAATTATGTATTATATTCTGATGGTACAAATGTTGTAAAATTATCTGAGCAAAGAAACTGGAGAGTGGTTTCAGCAGCTGAAACAGTTCAAGCAGGTGCTCAACTTTTAGTAAATACAAGTGGTGGTGGAGTAACAATTACGCTACCAGCATCACCGGCTACGGGAGATGAAGTCTCATTCGTAGATCAAGGTTATGATTTTAATAGTAACGCATTGACTGTTGGAAGAAATGGATCTAATATAGCTAACGCAGCATCTGATCTAGTAGTCAATACACAAGGCGCAGCTTTTTGTTTAGTCTTCTCAGGAGATGCAACAACAGGTTGGACGTATAAGGAGAAATAATAGATGTCAAATTACGAAGCAACAAGATACGATTTCGATGGAGCAAATCTTACAGGTATCGAAGGAATTCCTACGGCAACTATTGTGCCGTGGTCTTCTTCTTCAGTGCCAACAGGTTTCTTAGAGTGTAATGGCGCAGCTGTTTCAAGATCAACTTATTCTGCACTATTTGCAATCATAGGAACAACTTACGGAGCTGGAGATGGTGCATCAACATTTAATTTACCTGATTTGCAAGACAACGTTGCAATGGGTAAATCTGGAACTAAAGCTTTAGCATCAACGGGTGGAGCAAACACCGTGGCAGCTGAAGGAACAGTTGGAGGTTCTACAGCTAATGCAACTTTATCAACAGCTCAATTAGCATCACACAGTCACCCACTAAGTGTCATAAGACCTGCTACTGCTGGTGGATCTCAGGTTAACGCTGGAGTTTCTGGTTTTCCTGCAAACGCCACTACATCATCAGCAGGTTCTGGACAAGGTCACTCGCATAACATGAGTGCAACTTTTAGTGGAACTGCAACTTCTGTTGTACAACCTTATTTAACAATTATTTATATTATTAAGACGTAGGAGAAATTATGGCGACGAACGCAACATGGACAGTAGTTTTAGAAGATAAGATGGTAATTAAAAACCATGCTGAAGGTGCTGGTGAAGGTCTTGGATATGTAATTGAAGACAATGATTTTTGGGGACTAGCTAAATGGAATAACATTTGGGCTATTCAATATGGTACATCTAATCCAAATGATACAGTGGAGCACAGAGATAGTACTCCTCATTGTAGTTGGGAAGATGCAAATTTAGGTGACTTTCAAGATTTTATTACTAGATGGGATTCAGCTCATTTAGCTCAGTTACAATCTGATTGGGATAGCAACAACGTTGATGGTGAAAGTGAAGCTGATAAGATTGCTAGATTAGGCCCAAGACCCACTTCATACTCTTCTTAAAGTATTAAAAGATATTATTAATCTTTGTTCGTCTTCATTCAAAGGTTTAACTTCATGAGGAATATAAGACGGAAATAATAGCAAAGTGTTTTTTACACCTTCATGAACATACGTTTCAAAATTTCTATCATAAAAAATAGTAGGACTTAATTTATCAGGATTTAAATAAATTATCCCGGAGTAAACCGATAAAGAATGTACGTGAATACTATGTTTATCCTCTTTATTGTATAATTGAGCCCAATTATTATCTAATATTAAATTATTTTTATCCAATATATTTATTACTTGAGATCTAAGATTTTTTAATAATGGAAAATTTAATATGTGTAATTTATTAAAAGTGCTTTTTTGTTCATAAAGTTTCTTATCATCTTTCAATAAAAAAATAATTTGATTTATTTCTTCAGAGTTAATTTTTAGATCATATTGATAAAAACAGTTTTGATTTATAAAAGGGTCAAACCTTTTCATCTTAACATCATCCAAGAAGTTAAAATGTATTTTTCACCTGATAAAGGTGGATTACCTCTATGTATATATGGAAATGCAGCAGGCCAGAAAACTATTCTACCTGTTTTAGGTTTTACTCTTTTTGAAAAATGTAAAAATTCTGTTTCTCCACCTTCCTCAACATCATTTAAATACACAGAAAAAACAAAAGCTCTAGGTTCATTTTCAAAACCTTTACCATGTTCTATATGCCAAACGTGATAACCTTCTGTGGGTAAAGTTTTTTGTATCTTTAAACATGTAAAATGAAAGGGAGTTCCATAAGCTTCATCAGCTCCTGTGTTTTTTACATAATGATTCCAAGCTAAATCAAGATTTAACATCATTGGTTTTAAGTCTTCCCACCAAACATCTACGTTATTTCCAAAAGCAAAAAATTGTTGATCTTGTTTTTTTAGTATAGATGCTTTTTCTCCACCTATTCTATTAACTGTATTATTAAATTTATTTTGATTTTCGTATAATTTAATCGCTTTATTACATTCTTGTTCAGTAATGTAATTATCATACACTCCAATAAAGTTAGTTATGTTTACTGTTTTGTCTTTCATTTTTATCTCTTATTTTTTTATTAAATTCAAAATGACTCTTTTCCGTAATGTTAAATATTAAACTATATCTGTTTTCTTTTTCAGTAGACATATCAAAACCATGTAATATTTCAGGAGGAAATATATAATAATCTCCTGGTTCAGGGGTTATTCTTAAATTTAATTCAGGTAAAATTAAATCACATCCTTTTGTTAGATATAAAATACCATGTACACAAGGATGAGTATGATAGTTTAAACTATCTCCTGGTTTTATTTCATTTCCCCAAGCATTACTAACAACATTTTTTTCTAAAAAATATTCAAAAATTTTAGGGTGAGTAGTTTGATGAGTATTTATTAAGAAAGCTATAAAACCATTAAAATTTTCATTGTCCACGTAATGATCCCAATGAGTCATACCTCCCTTTACATTAGTATAATTTTTCATAGTAGGGTCTAAATTATTTTTTAAATCTAATATAAAATTGTGAATTACATGAGGATATGGATAATTTCCATGTATTATATTTACAGTTCTTGGATAAGTAACTGTTAAACTATTTTTGACTTCATTTAACTTATTATTTTTGGTTAATAAGCTGATCATTTGTGACTTTCATTATTTTTAAAACTAATATATAAAACACTATATGCTACAAAAATTAAAATTCAAGCCAGGTTTTAACAAACAAGATACAGAGTCAGGGGCAGAAGGTCAATGGACTGATGGTGATTTTGTAAGATTTAGATATGGGTTACCTGAAAAGATAGGTGGTTGGTTACAATTAACAGCAGCTCAAAAAACTCTACCGGGAGCGGCTAGAGCACAAGTAGCGTTTTCAAGTTTTGCAGGTGAAAAATACTCTGCCATCGGAACATCTCAAGGTTTATTTCTTTATTATGGTAATGATTTTTATGATATTACACCTTTAGATACAGCGATAACGGGAGGCACTTTAACAACTGTTAATAACTCTAATACTATAACTATCAATAAAGGTTCACATGGATTAGACGTAGGACGATACGTGACCTTATCTAGTGTCACTGTTACAGGAGCATCTGGTTACACAGCTGCAGATTTAGAAAAAGTTTATGAGATATTAACCGTGCCTGATGTAGATAAATTTACTGTTCAAGCAGCGTCTGTTGAAACAGGTTCTGGCATGACTGCTGCAGGAGCTGTAACTGTTAATCCATATGTTGAAGTTGGACCAACAACACAAACAACAGGGTTTGGTTGGAGCACATCTACATGGGGAGCATCAACATGGGGCACAGCTAGAGCTACAAGTTCTGTGGTTCTAGATCCAGGAAACTGGAGTCTTGATAATTTTGGTCAAGTGTTAGTTGCAACTATATTTAATGGTAAGACTTTTACCTGGAATGCAGGTGCATCAAATCCAAGAGCCAACAGAGCATCATTAACCACATCAAGTTTTGCAACTGGAAACAATCCTACAGCGAGCAGATTTACATTGGTTTCAGACAGAGACAGACATCTATTTCATTTTGGAACAGAAACAACTATTGGTGACACGACAACTCAAGATCCGATGTTTGTAAGATTTTCTAATCAAGAAGATTTAAATACATACACACCAACAGCAACCAATACTGCCGGTACATTTAGATTAGATACTGGTAATGAAATAAGAGCAGCACTTCAAGGTAAAGATTATGTGTTTGTTATAACTGATCTTGCTGCGTATGTTATTCAATTTGTTGGACCACCTTTTACATTTAGTGTCAGACAGGTTGGTACAAACTGTGGATGTATTAGTCAACATGCAGCAACCTTCGTAAATGGAGCTGTGTTTTGGATGGGATCACAAGGTGGATTTTTTGTATTTGATGGTACAGTTAAATCATTACCATGTCTTGTTGAGGATTTTGTATTCAGTACAGATGGAGATAATCTAGGACTAAACTTTAATGCAAAAGATGTTATCTTTGCAGGTGCAAATAATTTATACACAGAGGTAAACTGGTTTTATCCTAAATCAGGGTCTGAACAAATTGATAGATGTGTAACTTATAATTATTCTGAAAACTGTTGGACAACATCGTCTCTTGATAGAACCACATATCAAGATCAAAGTGTATTTGATAATCCTTATGCCACAGATTATGAGAACACACTGACGCCAGTCTTCCCTGACATATTAGGAATTACAAATAAATATGGAGCTAGTATTTACTACGAACATGAACAAGGCACAGATCAAGTTAATAGCACAGCAACCACAGCTATTCCTGCGTTCATACGATCTGGAGATTGGGATATAACATCAAGACGTAGTGCATTAGGTCAGGCAACAGGTGTTGCAGATTATCGAGGAGATGGTGAGTTTTTTATGGCTGTTAGACGATTTATACCCGATTTTAAATACCAAACAGGTAATGCTAAAGTAACTTTATTGGTCAGTGCATATCCAGACGATGTGGCTGTAAGTTCTCCACTTGGACCCTTTACAGTTACGTCAACAACTGATAAGGTAGATACTCGAGCTAGAGGAAGACTTGTATCTGTTAAGATAGAAAACGATGGTACAGGTGAAACCTGGAGATACGGCACACTAAGATTAGACGCACAACCAGATGGTAGAAGATAATGGCAATAGATAAAAGAATAGATTATGAAGTGCAAGGTGGTGTAAAAAATTATAGACCATCAGAAATGGTAACTGCACCAAGAATTGCTAAATCATCACCAAATACACCTACAGCTAAATTAGCTTACATTACACCTGAAGAAGAAAAAATACTTGTAGATTTAAATTTATATGGATCACTAAAAGGTAAACCAAACAGAGGACCTAGTGGTCTACCATCTTTGGAAGGAGACTTTGGAAAGGGAGGAAAAGATTTTGGTGGTTTCAGAGGTGGTGCAGATATACAATCTGCAGAGACTGGTAATTTTCGAGGATATGATGGATATTCTGGTGTAGAATTACCTCCAGGGGTAGATCCCAAAGCTAGTAAAGAGGCACAAGATTTAAGATCTGCTTTTATTGCAGCGGGTGGTGGTCAGAGAGTTAACCCAGGTTTTTTTGATAGTAGAAATGTTGTATCACCAGTTGAGATAGCAAGAGCAAAAGCTTTTAATCCTACTGCGTTTAGAAAAGGTAGGAATCAAGGATTATTTTCTTTTCTTGGTAGCGGAGGATTTTTTGGAAATTTAATTAGAGGCCTTGGACAAAGACTTGGCTTTGGTAAAAAATTTAATGAACCAACATATGATATGTCGGCAGGTAATCTTTTAGGTTTATATGATCAAAGAGTAAATCCAGACTATTATAATGATTTGGGTAATGAAGGTTTATTAAGTCTTACAGAAAAGGTAATTACAGACACTGATGATGGTGTATTTAAAGAGAGGTACGCTAATTATTTACTAGATGCTCCACCTAATCCTTTAACTTTTCAAGAGTTTAAAAGCGCTTTACAAGGTATTGGAGTTAAATAATAATGGCAAAAGTAACAAACTACATACCTGAACCAAAAGAAGAATACGATGTAGAAAATCAAAGACAGATATTAGAGTCTTTAACTACACTACAAAATCAATTAAACTTTTCTTTTCAACAAGATTTGAAAAATGAACAGGATGCGTTTAATTACTTTTTATCATGAGTATAAATTATAAAAATGCTAGTGTCATATTGACTAATACAAATATGACTACAATTTTAAATATAGCAACTACTGCTGTAGCCATTGTAAAATCTGTATACATATCAAACAACAGCACCGGTGCCGTAACTGTAAACTGTGATCTTAGAGATAGTTCTGCAAGCACAGATGTAGAATTTTTTAGAAAGGATATACCCGCAACAAGTACTATTAATGCAACAGAACAGGGCTTGAATTTAGAAGAAGGAGATGCTATAAAAGCTCAAGCAGAAACTGCAAACAAATTAGAAGTAGTTGTCAGTTATGCATTAATAGATAGACAGAATGAAAACGGATAATTTACCAAAGATAGATTGTACAACTATAGTAACATATAGAAATACAAAAACTGGTGAAACATATAAAGAGAAGAAAGAAGGACCTGATATTGTACAAGATGTTACTGTGCAGGTAACTAATAAAGGTTTAGAAGTCTTCCAGAAAGTTATGAATGATACTAAGAAACCAAAACCCTAAAGGCGGAACAGAATTACAATTCGAGTATTTAGAAAAATACGTCGACAACAATTTATTAGATCAAGTACAGATCTGTACTTCGGTACCAGAGAAAATACCTTTGCATCCAACAAAACCAAATATACTTTGGCAAAAAAATTCTTACGATCAACCCAACTTAGCTCCCTGGTTTAACAACCCTGCTAATCATAACAAGTATGATTGGTATGTTTTTAATTCACATTGGACGTATGAAAAGTTTAGAGATCATTTTAAGATACCAACTAACAGATGTGTAGTAATTAAAAATGGTATTGATCAAATAGAAAAAGCTAAACCATATCAAAAAGACCAGCCTATAAGAATAATACATCAAAACACACCTTGGCGTGGTTTGTCTGTATTGTTAGGTGCAATGCAATTAGTAAAAAATCCTTTAGTTACTTTAGATGTATATTCATCCACAGAAGTTTATGGTAAACAATTTTATGATCAAAACGATCATGAATACAAAGAACTTTACGAACAAGCAGAAAAATTACCTAACGTTAATTATCTTGGTTATAGACCTAATCAATACATAAAAGATAATTTAAAAAATTATCACATGTATGTTTATCCAAGCATCTTTGAAGAAACATTTTGTATATCATTATTAGAGTGTATGGCTGCAGGTTTATATTGCATCGTCAATGACTTTGGTGCTTTGTATGAAACAGGTGCAGAGTTTCCAATGTATATACCTTACGATGCTAATCACAGAGCGATGGCACAGAAGTTTGGCTTTGGTATAGAACAAGCATCTTATACGTTAGATCAAAAACAGATACACGATCATTTAGATTCTCAATCTAGATACGCACACATTTATTACAACTGGAATAAAATAGCTATGCAGTGGACTACATTTTTAAAAGGAGTAATTAGTGCAAAATCCCAATAAACCTATTTGGTTTGAAGAACAGAAAAAAGTGGAAACGATAGATCTATCTGATCCTCAACCAGAGTCTAAGTCGCCTTGGAAGATAATGGTTTGTACACCTGTACATAGTGAGTGTTCTATTCACTATACGCAAGCATTATTAAAGTTTCAACAAGATTGTTTAATGAGAAAGATATTGGTCAGCTTTACTTTGATGAAATCGTCTTTAGTCACACAAGGTAGAAACTTATGTGTGGCTGAAATGTTAAATCATGAAGACGGATATACACACTTATTATTTATAGACTCTGATATTGACTTTGACTTTGCAACTATTGAGACAATGTTAAAAGCTGATAAAGATGTTATTGCATGTCCTTATCCAATGAAGTCATTAGATTGGGATAAAATATTTCAAGAAAAAGATAAAGCTCAAAACAAAGATCAACTAAGAAGACCTGGATATACGTTTCCAATTAAACTAGAAGATCAAAATGCCATACATTCTAATGGTGGTATTGTAGAAGCAACTCACGCTCCAACCGGCTGTATGTTAATTAAAAGAACTGTATTAGAGGGTATGATTAAACATTATCCTGAGTTACAGATATTTCAACCTACCAATATTAATGGTAAAGAAGTCAAGAAACCAAACTTTTATAACTTATTTGACACGATACATGATCCAAGCACCAAGCGTTATTTTGGTGAAGACTTTGGTTTTTGTCAAAGATGGACTGATATGGGTGGTAAAGTATATCTATATATTATGGATTATATAACCCATGTAGGTGAACATCAGTTCTGTGGTAGGTTCTTTGACAACTTAAAACAGGTTGACGATAGTAAAAAAATCAAATAAAGTGTGATATTTCAGGATAAGTACACCTGCCCTATAAACTAAATTTAGACAAAATTATGGCATTAACAGATACTAAAAAAGCAAAAGAATTCATGGCAGGAGCACCCAACATAAAATTAAAGGGTGATTTAACACCTACTAAGATGATGGCCTCTGAACCAGACATGACAGATTCTTTAAATGAATTATCCTTACAATTATTTGGTAAAGATTTAAGACTTTTAACAGAAGAAGAAATGGATATGTTAAGAGATGAAGCTGAAAGACTTACGCAAAAATATATGGCTGAAGGTGGAATAATTCAAACTGTTCCAAGGCAAGGATATTTTTTAGGTAAAATTGTTAAAGGTGTTAAGAAAGCTGTTAAAGGTGTTACTAAAACGGTTAAGAAAAATCCTTTACTGGCTTTAGCTGCTTTAAACTTTGCACCTGCTCTTTTTAAAGGTGGTGCTAGTACATTTTTTGGTGGCAGTAATGCTATGTTTGGAAATCCTTTAAGTCTTTTAAATTTAAGTGGTGCTAAAACAGGCACTGGTGCTGCTATGGATGCATTAAAAATAGGTGGAACTGGTGCAGTCATTACTGGTTTATTAGCTAGTAAAGAAAGACAACCAGGTGAATCAGATATGGATTTTGCTCAAAGACAAGCACAAGTAAACGAGCAACTTAATGTGCAATTTAGAAGACTGTACCCTCAAGGTGGTAATGAATCTGATGAAGATTATGATGTAAGAATAAGTGCATTAGTTGAAGGAGCTGATGATCAAACGGTGCCTGTAGGAAATATGGCTGATGGTGGTAGAGCTGGTTATGCCTCTGGTAGTGAAGATAGATTTATGGAACTTGTATCAGAACTTCGAGAAAGAGGTTTTTCTCAACAAGAAGCAATTGAGGAAGCTAGAAGAATACTTTCTGAAAATAAAGCTATGGGTGGTAGAATAATGAGAGCTATGGGTGATACAGCTAGCGAAAATGCTATGCAGGCAGGTGGCATTGAAGGACTACCTGTTAGACAAAATTCAAAGGGTGTTAAAGAATTAGATCTTAGAGAAACAGGTGGATTTATACCACCAGTTGGTGTAAAAGAAAAAGCAGATGATATCCCAGCGATGTTATCAAATAACGAATTCGTATTTACTGCTGATGCAGTCAGAGCTGCAGGTGGTGGTAGTGTCAATAAAGGTGCTCAGAGAATGTATGATCTCATGAAGAACCTGGAGAGCAAGGTAGTATAATGGTACAAACAGTTAGTTCATCAACTTTCCCTGCGCCGTTTGTAGAAGCGGCGGGTAAAACATTTTTAGAACAATTACAAACTGCTATAGGAGATGCAAAGGGTCAAGATTTAACTAAACTTTTTGGTCCACAATTTGTAGCTGGACCAGGTGCATTAACTACACAAGCACAACAACTAGCAGGTGGTCTTGGATCTTTTGCACCTTTCTTACAGACAGCAGCAGCTAGTACAGGTCCACAAGCTTATCAACAATTTTTATCTCCGTTTCAAAAAGATGTTATTGATACAACGTTAAAAGAATTTGATGTGCAAGCTGCTAAAGGTATACCGGCTATCGCTGCACAAGCTATTGGCGCTGGTGCATTCGGTGGTGGTAGGGAAGGTGTTGCAAGAGCAGAGTTTCAACAAGCAAGCGACAGGAACCGAGCAGCATTACAAGCACAACTATTACAACAAGGTTTTGGTCAAGCACAACAAGCTGCACAACAGAATTTTCAAAATCAATTAGGATTAGCTCAAGCTGCACCTGCATTAGTGGGTCAACAGATTTCAGCCTTAAGTGCATTAGGCACACAACAACAAGCTCAACAACAAGCTCAGTTGTCTGCTCAACAACAATTATTACAGCAACAAGCAAACCGACCATTAAATTTAGCTCAACAATTAGGTCAAGGAGTTATGGGATTAATATCTGGATATCCAGCACAATTTGCAACTCAGCAAACACCTACGCCTTCACCATTACAAACAGCACTGGGAGCTGGAGCTACATTAGCGGGAGTATATAGAGCGTTTACATAATATGAGTAGAATATTTAAAAGACCTATGTTTAGAAAAGGTGGTACTACCGGTGGTGGTATCATGGACAACGTTGTTGAAAGAGGACAATACGCTGAAAGTAATGCTAAAGATTTTAAAGGTTTATCTATTAGTGATAAAATAAATTTAGTAGAAAGTCTTGGAGGACCTGACACAGGTCTTGGAGATCCATTAACACAATTTTTATTACAGGTTGGACCAAACATTGCAACCACAACAACTGGTGGTGGATTAATTCCAAACATATTAGAAGCTTCAAAAAAACCAGTGTCTGATTTAATTACAGCTCAAAGAGCTAGAAAAAAAACGAGACAAGCAATTGGTTTAGAATTTATTAAAGATTTAGATGATGATGATAAAATAGCTTTGCAAGAAAAGATAGAATACTTGATGTCAGAAGAGGGCGGTGGATTTAGTAAAGAGGAAGCATTTAATAGAGTATTACCTGAGTTTAGAAAAAAGAAAGATCCATCAGAACAAGCTAAAGTAGATACAGATGCAACTATCGAAAGTATTATAAAATCTACATCAAACAGATTTGGTGTTCCTAAAATAGATCAAGTGCAAGGTGAAATTCTTTATGATAATTTACAAGCACTACAAAAATCAAATCCAGATGCGTATAAAACTTTTGTTGGGGCAAAGTCTAGTAGTAAATATGTTTTTGGTAGTTCTGAATATAAATCAGATACTGGAGAAATTGATGAAAATTCTATATTAAATACAATACCAGATGGTTCTGTAATATACGATATTGAAAAAGGCTTATTCCTTAAAAAACAAGGTAATAAAATTATCGGATTGGAGTAGATCATGGCTGAATCAAGCTGGTACGATTTCCTCATTCCTTCACAAGAAACAAGAGAAGCAATTATAGAAGGTATTGAAAGAGGTAAAAGAGACGTCGCTATTTTAAAAAGCGAAGGACCTGAAGCTTTAGAATTAAGACGTAAAGAACAAGAGTTTATAGAATTAGGTCATGATGATGAAACCGCCTCTATACTTGCTAAACAAGCAATAGAAAACGATCCAAGAATAAGAATAATACCTAAAGATTTTAAAATTATTGGAGATGCAAAAGCATCTACAATAGATACCGAAGAAACAGAAACAGAAGAAGTTAAAGATATTAAGAAAGTAGACTCTGTTGGATTAGGTGACAAAGATGATTACGAAGTAGGTCTAGGTCAGTCGTTAACAGGGGCCGTAGTTAGTGCAGGTATTAAGTTTCCAAAAGGTATAATTAATTTTGGAACATTAGTTTATGATGCAGCAACGGGTGATGGTCTAGATGTTGATCAAAGTTTAACAGAAAGATTTAACAGAGCTTTTGATAAAACCATCTTTGGTATAATAGAGAATCAAGCAGAAGAAGATGCAAGAGCTACAGCTGCTGGTCACTTAACAGAAGCATTTCTACAAATATTTAACGCAGCTAAAGTTGGTACTAAAGTATTAGGTCCTGGTATTGAATACGCTAGTAGAAAAGCAAGACAGCTAGCACCTGGATTAGTAAAAGCTGTTAAAACAAACAGATATGGTAAGCTAGATGATACCGCAACATCTGTTTCAAAAGCTGGTAAAAAAGCAAAACAACTTAATACACCTAATCGTTTTGATAAATTTGTAGCTGTATCACTTGGTGGTGGTTTTGGTGGTGGTGCTATCGTTATGAAATCAGAAGATATAGGTACGTTTGGAGATATAGATGCATTAGACTTTTTAGGTACAGGTTTAGATAGAGAACAAAAAAAATCTGCTAACGAAGATGCATTTAGACAATTAAATAATAAATTTAAATTTAGTGCAGAGTTAGCTTTTCCTATTGTACCATTTGTTTATGGCACAGCAAAAACAGCTAAATTACTTGCAACAAAAGGTAAAGATCTTGCATTTAGTAATTCACAAATAGAAAGATGGATTGACAAATATGTGGGTAAACCATTTAGATCTAGAAGTGATAAAGCTCAAGAATTATTTGATGGTATTCAAAAATTAGAAGGTACAAAGAGTGCAGTTAAAATTACAGCAGATGATGCTGCTAAAAGTTTTGACGATGCATTAAAGAAAATATCTAGAAATAGTACCAAGGCATCTGAAGCTATACAAAATCCTTTACAACTATCAGAGTTGTTTTCAAATTTTTTATTAGCGACTGACGATGTGGTTAAAAAAGGTAGAATAGTATTTGAAGGTTTTTCTACTAAATCATTAAAAGCTTTTAGAAAATCTATGGATGAACTAGGAGTCAACAAACAAAACATAGATGAACTAATTAGTAATGGAGTTGATTTTAGAAATGTAGCTGCTGCTCTTAAAAATACTATTGCACAGGGTAAAAATTATAACGTAGCTGTTGAAGAGTTAAATACAATATTAAACAACAGAGTTAAATATAACTTAGGCGCTGATTATAAAATCTTTGACATGAACATGGGATTGTTCGATGGATTTAAACCTACACTAGGAGCTAAAGAAGATGTAGCTAAAATAATTCAAAGGTATCATATTAACAACGGTGAAAAAGGTTTTTCTATAGATGACGCTATGATTGTTGTTAACAACATTTTAAAACGTGTAACTAAAGATCCGGTAACCGGAACACCACAGTTTCCAATTGGCACAGCTAATATACTAGATGACTCAGCTGTACAAATAAAAAGCATAAGCGAAAACATAACTGCAGGGGGTAAATTTAAAGCAGACAAAAAAGGTGGTCTAATACAAACTAAATCAGATCTTGCAGCATTTAATACTTTGTTTGGTAAATATAAAAATGCAAAGAATACTATATATAATGTTATGACTGATCTGGCTGATATAGTATCAAGAGATAAATTTTATACACAATTATTAGCAGATAGTGAGGCATTACTTGCAAAAGGTGAAAGACCTTTGTTTTATAAAACATACAACGAAGCTTTAAAAAATTTACCCTATCAAGAAATTATACGTAGACCTTTAAAACTTAAAACTAGATTATCAGATCAAGTATATTCATCACCTTTAGATGGATTGTTTACAAGTAAAGCGTGGGCAGAATCTATAAGAACTGGAGATGAAATTATAGGTAGTGCACTAACAAGATCACTTCCATACAGAGCTATGTTATTAATACCAAAAGGTATATCACAAGCTGGTAAAACTATTCTCGGTCCTTTTACACACTTAAGAAACTTTTTCTCTGCTGTGTTTACTACAGTACACAGTGGTAATATTTTAATACCACCTACAAAACTAGCTGAGTTTTTTTATCAAGCTGTAAAGTCTGCACAACCACAGTTATTGTATCGAGCAACAGGAAATCCTAATTTTAGAAACACGCCTCAGGATCAAGGGTTGTATCAATTTTTATTGGAGGAAGGTGTAGTAAATCAAAACGTTGTAGCTAGGGATATTGAAGGTTTATTTGGAGATATTACAAGAGCTGGTAAAAGCAATGAAACAGCTGAAGTATTTTTTAATAAATTAGTTAATTCAACAACACAAAAATTTAAAAAATTATATAACGTAGCTCAAGATTTATATACAGCTGAAGATGATGTATTTAGAATTACAAACTTTTTAGCAGAAGGATACAAATATAAAGAAGCTTACAAACAAGCTTTAAAAGATGGTATAATTAAAAAAATGCCTAGTGATTTAGAAATCATGAAACAGGCAGCAAAGATAGTTAGAGAAACAGTTCCTAACTATGCGTATGTGTCTGATTTTGTAAAAGGTATTAGAAGATCACCACTAGGAAGTTTCGCATCGTTTCCTTCAGAAATTTTTAGAACAGGTGGTAATACAACCATGCTTGCAGTGAAAGAAATGAAAGACCCTGTGTTACAAAGTATAGGTATGAAAAGATTAACAGGTCAAGCTTTGACTTATGCTTTCTTCCCTCTTGCAGCGATGAGCGCAGGTTCTGCGTTGTATGGTTTAGGAAAAGAAAAAGTAATAGCTATGAGAGAGATACTCCCAACGTGGTCAGAAGATAACACAATCATTGGCGTATACGAAGATGGTAAATATAAGTATATAGATTTTAGTCATGGTTTTTTTTACGATACTATGATTCAACCTGTAAACACTATTGTAGCTAATGTTGAAAAAGCAAAAGCTGCAAACGAAGATGATCCACTAATTATTGGTTTTGCAAATGGTTTATCAAGAGCTTTGGGTAAAGTATTAGAACCATTCTTTTCAGAATCTATTTGGGTTGGTGCGGTAGCAGATGTCATGATTAGAAATGGTATTAAAGATAATGGTAGTCCTGTTTGGAATCCAGAAGATAGTATAATGACTAAGTGGGAAAAATCTACTAAACACGTTGCATACACATTATCACCTGGATCACTACCACAGTTACGAAGATTAATTAATGCCATACAAAAAAAATCTCAAAAAGGTGTAAACTATGAGATACCAGATGAATTATTAGGATTTATAGGTTTTAGAAAAGTACCACTACAATTAGAACAAAATCTAAACTTTAAAATAGCAGATTTTCAAGAAGCAAAAAGAAATGAAGCTAGAAAAATATTTGAAGGCCTAAGAACAGGTGATCCTGTAACAGATCCTAATGCAGTTATTAGACAATACTTTGAAGCTAACAAATCTTTTTACGAAGACATGAGTAAATTAAGAAGAGTATACGATGCAGTTAAAACTTTAGGTATGAGAGACGATAAGATTGAAGAGCTATTTGGTAAAAGAGGTGAGTTGCCTTTGTATGACGACATAGAAAACAATGTCTTTTTTCCTTTATTAATTTCAAGAGGACAAGTTGCAGGTATTGAAGATTTAGCTAAAGAAAAAAGAATACCAAATATATTAAATGAAAGAGTATTATCTATTATAGAAAGAATGGAAAACGATATGATTGAATTAAGATTAAATAAAGATTTTGATTTAGATTTAGAAAAATATTTAATAAAACCAAAACAAACATCTGAATTGTTAATAACTCCTGATATACCAAAACAAGTTTCAGATGCAGTGCCTAATCCAAATGTTGTAAACAGTGGTCAGATGGCGCAACTAAATGAAGGATTGACGAGAGCTGAAAATGCTTTATTAACTGAAGAAGAAAAAGCTATTAAGCTTAGAGAACGAGGATTAGAACAATTAGCATAATGCCTAACGGAGATAAACTTAGACCAAAGAATACAAGAGAGCATTTACTTGCTATCTACGGATATATTACTGGATTAAAGAAAGACGTTAAACATATGCACGAAGGTATTCACGATTTGGGCGGTAAGATAGACAA